TAGTACTCCTACAAAGTGAAACATTAAGTTGTATGGTTCCATTCCTGTAATACTGGTCAGGACCATACCTATTAGTATTATATAACTAGACGTCCATTTAATATACCAGCTTAGATCTCCTTTAGGGGTCACTTTTTTTATCGTCTTCAAATCTGCCATCTTAAAATCTATTTTCATTCTACTTATTATACCATATCTTTTCATCATAGTCAAGATGTTTTTTGATTTTTGAAGCAACTGCACCAATACATGATCCAGGGTCTCCAGGATTCTTTGGAACATAAACTTTGTTCCAATCTGATTGTATCTTTTCATTCGCTTGTTTATTCAATGCACACCCGCCTACTATAATTAGATTTTTACTCTTCAATCTTCTTTTAGCATAATCAGAATTTGATTTAAGTATTTTTTCATACAGAAATTGTGTTGCATAAGCTAGATTATTTAAATCAGATTTGGTGTTCATATTTGGTAATAACCATTTACAACCTTTGTGCAAATTATGTTTGAAATGCACACCAGGAAGTCCTCCATTCAAATCATTATGCATCAATTCTTTTTGTACTAATCCTACAAGTCTATCATTGCCTTTACTGGCCATGTTGGCAATTTTGTATTCTTCTTTGTTAGCAATTAGTCCACATCTCTGTGTCATTGCACTATAAAACAGACCCACACTATGTGGATACCATTGGCTGTAATGTTTTGTCAACTTATTACCAACACCCATCCATATGGATAATGATTCCCATTCTCCTATGCTATCCATAACTAAAATTGTAGCATTCTTGAACCCACTGGTATAATATCCGTAAGCCGCATGAGCTCTATGATGCCAAGCATAGCTAATAGGAGTTTTTATATCCCACTTTCGTAAATATTTTTTAATATTGTTTTCTTTATGCAACCAACCTTGGCCTGCATAATATTGTCTAGTAGTTTTCCAAAAAGGTTTTTCATACCAAACTATTTTATCCGGAGGACCATAAGTTTGTCTTGCTGATTCTAGCATTGTCCAGTTAAAGTCAGGATCATTATCAACGCCACTAAAATCTTTAGCCATACAAGCCCATAAAGGCTTATCATCCCTAAATACTGCTAGACTGGCATCGTGGCTGTTGCCTACCATTCCCCAAGTAATCATTTATATTTTTTCCAAAGTTTGTGTAGTGCATAAAACCAAACTGAATTCACAGCTGGTTCGATAAGTGCTACAGCACCTGCTTCCCAGATACCTGCACCTGTGATTATGCTTACAACTGCCATTGCTATTATAATGTGTCCTATAAAGAATATGATCGCAAGTAATAAACTTTCATCCATTCTATCTTTGACGGCATTAACAATGCCTTTTGTTATTTCAGTCATCAATTGTCAGCCCTCCTTTCTATTTGTATATGAAAGGATCTTTTTTCTGTAGTTCCTTTATCTTTTTTTGTAATCGCTTTTCACGTTTCCAATCCTTATATTTTTCTATATAAAATCTCACGGGAAAAGTTATTGTATACCAAAGGTCTTTTAACCAAACCATTTTTTTGCTCCTAGTTTAATTTTTAATTCATTGAACTCTGCACTTGCAATTATAGAATGTAGTGTGTATATTTTTCCGTACTGTTGCACAGCCTCATTGACATCTTTCACGTCTTGACTCCAGCTAGGCATACTCACTCCCCATTTTAGATCAATTGCTTGTTTTACCATATTTTTACCTGCGTCATCCCTATCAGGAACAACAATTACTTTAGTATTTAAACTATTAATCAACATAGACTGCTGGTCTTTGATTTCACTTCCAAGTAATGCTACACCTTCTACTGCAATAGCATCAAATGGTCCTTCCACAACAACTGTATATATCCTACCATATTTTTGATTATCAAGATTAAAAACATATCCAGGTTGTTGATCACTTACATACTTAGGCAGTCCAGCTTTTATTTTTCTTGCTGTATGCCCGACCACTAACTTGTTATGATAGAACGGAACAATCAATCTATCTTTGTATTGAGGTAAAGGCGACCAATGAAAATCATAGTCATCAAAATATAGCTGTCTTGATTTCAAATATTCAAATACATTGTACAGTCCTTCATCTACACCACTCGGCTCCATTGCACAATAGTCTGCCCATTCTTGTAAAGGCTTCGCACCTTCTGGTAATTTTTTGATTTCAAACTTTGGTAACTGTATTGTTTCTTCTATATCATATTTCTCAGAATCCAAAACAGCAAAACTTACTTTGGTTATTGTATCATCTGGAACATTTAACCATTGCATAAGTCTTTTCATCTTATAACTTATTTTTCTACCAGGCTTCCAACTTGCTTTGAATCCACAGTTAAAACAATGATAGCTTGTACCATCCTGTGGATTGTTTATGATACCTCCGCGTTGTCTAGTGTCAGCACCTGTGCCATTATGCACACAACATGGTGCGTTAAAGCTAGTCCAACCACTTGGAGTAGTCTTTCTTTTATGAGGCAAATGTGCCAGAAGAGTTTCATAGACTATATTCATACTTGTAAGTATAGCTTCTATAAACTATTTTGTCAACTAATTTCTTACGAGAATTTTATCAATTGTTCCAGTATTACCAGAATCATTTGCAACCTTAAAGCGTATATTACTAAACACTCCGTTGAAGTTTTGGTAAGTTGGTGTTGTAGGACTAGACATTATAATTTGGTTTATGGTAAACCAATTATTGGTTGTTGAGTCTTCTAAGCTACCTTCTATAGTAACTGTACCTGCGAACCCTGTTGAATAGATAGCCGCAGTATGTAATGCTGTATTTGAATTGATTGCTGGTTCTCCGTCTACCACAGAACTGATACTGTTAATGAATGTAGATACAGACTTACTAGCCACTGGTCCTGGAAAAGCTTCATTTAGTAATTCAATTGTACCTTTGGCTCCAAATTGACTGTCAGCATAGGTAAGTGTGTTTGTGTTATCTGAAGTTTTAGTTAAGTATACCGTGTATGAAAGATACTGCCCGTCGATGTTTAGGGTATCGCCGTCTGCAATATTAATAGTGAATTGTCCTTTATATAATGGTGTGGATGTTTCTTTGATTGTACCTGTGTACTTTTTAAGAAGCACATTATCTTCTGTAAAGATTTCTACATAAGGTGTATATGTGTTAAGTATTGACACTGGTTTTTGATCACTGTTTTTGACTTCAAAAGATATAGTATTATCTATACCTTTTGTTATTTTTATATTTCTTTGATACACTTTGTTATACTCCTTATTTGCCGAAAAGTCATCTGAGACTACTACGGTGTCATTCGAGACTAAATATCTTGGTACTAGTTGCATTGCTTGTTTCCATAATTACTAGTGTATTTATTGATATTATGTTAAGAAAAGATATAGAAGAAAAATTCCCCTTTTTAAGCGTGGTTACGTATGGTGGCCAGGAATATATAGGAGTCATTAATAATCAAGACTCTTTTATCACAAGCATGTACATTTTTACTGACTTACTTACAGAAGATGAAAAAGCTAAATTCATAGAGCTAGGAGAAGTATGGTGGTGGGAATCAAACAGGATGATTCCTATAAACATATTTCTAAAGGATGATATGAATCAATTTAAATATGTTCTAATGACTATGAATAGCAAAGATGTAAAAGTAGGATTAGGTCCTACAGTTAATCTAAATAAACTAGCAATAAAAAGAGTGAAACGTAAATCAGTACAGTTAGTGAAAAAGCTCTCAAGATAGAACGCTTCAAATTGCACCTTCGGCTTTATAAGCCATGTATATAAAATAGTCTAACAATACAACTTGCATTAATAATGTTGGCGGTGCAAATATTCCTCCAAATAGAATAAACGGAAATAGAAAACACCAGAATCCAATTTTCCAGACATAGTCATATCCTTTTTCCTTGGGTACTTGCCATTCTGTCCAACTAGGTGTCGGTGGCTTCTTTCTATAGTCTTCAACTTCGAAATGCATTCAAACCCTCACAAATTAAATTCATATGTACAACCACTGCAACTGCATACCCAAATGCGTGTGCTTTTTTAAAATAATATTCTCCGTCTTTGGGTTTTACCCAAACTTCTTCTAGTATCTTATCCCAACTGTCATCTTGAAGATGTCTCTTGGCTGGACGTATAATAGCTAACACAGCCGCCAGTTGTTCTACATTTTTTGGCTTTAGTTTTTTTATTAGTTTGTGATGACCTGATACATGAAATACAAGATCGCAAAAGTCTTTTGTTTCTAACAATTCCCAGATTGGTTCTTTGTTCATTAACTCTTTTAAATGTTGTTCATCTTTAACTTTGTCATAGATGTTTACATTTAAAAAGTCTAGTTTGAAATAACCTCTGTCTTCTGCTGTCTTATGATCTATTGTAGAAAGTTTGTCTACTGGATTGTGAGGAATCTCAGTAACATAAACTCCTGTATTGTGTTTCTTACCTGAGTCAAGTTTAGCAACTCTATGTTTTAGTTTTGCTAAAACTTGATCTCTATCGGCAAAGTCTATATCTATATCAGGCATTGTCTTCTAGTTTCTTTTTTGCCTTTTCGACTGCTTCTTTCCAAACCATAGGTGATACATGTTGATCAAATGTAATTCCATTTAAATGATCTAGTTCATGCTGAAAGCAAACTGCATCATAGCCTACAAAAGTTTCTTTAATTTGGTTTCCAAGTTCGTTAGTCCATATCGCTTTGACTTTGTGATGTCTTGGTACCTGTATAGTTACTTCAGGAAAACTTAAACAGCCTTCCCACATGGTCAATACAGGTTCTATTCTTTCAACTATTTCTGGATTGATACAAAGTGCTTCTCTATCAGTTTGATTGTTAGTCGTGTTGTTATGCACAAAAACAAAAACCCTTGCATTAATACCAACCTGGTTAGCAGATAATCCTATACCAAGATTTGCTTTCATTAGTTTAAGCATCTCAGTTTTTAATTCTACAGGATCCATCGGAGGATTATCAAAGTCCCACGGGTCCAGTTTTTTTGACAACCAATCACTTGGGTGTTTTACGAGCTCTAGTTTCATATAAACAACCTCCATAACGCAATAGCATTCATAATTGTAAACCAACTACATAGCACAATTACAAATGCGGCTCTTCTTATTATAGCACTAATTATCCCTAAAATACTACCGATGAAGTATAAAGGGATAAAGATCTTTGTTGCAGGGGCTAACACAGTATAGGTCAGTATAGCACTGGCACTAATTAAAAATGTAGCTTCTGCCATTTCACAAAAGAAAGCAACCTTGCTATTGTTATAACTTTCCTTTACAAAATCTGTTACTGTTTTTATCATTTCTTATCCTTGTAAAAATAATCTACTACAAACACTCGCTTATTATCACGTACAGGATAACAGCCATGTAAGACTGTACTCTTAAAAATCAATACATCTCCTCTGTCTGCTTTATAGCATAGATCATGTGTGTTCCCTTGTCCGTCATAAAGATATGCAAATGTGGCTCCATGAAATGCACTTTCGTCTGGATCGGCTGGAGTAAGATAACATACCGCACTTATTTTCTTAACATTATGATCACTATGTCTATGTGCTTTTTGCCATCCACCTTTTCTATATTCTATTGTCCATAATGCACAAAGGTCTGTCAGTTCAATTGGCAATCCTACTTCATCAATTTTTTCTTGTAGATAAGGTTTATACTTCCATTCGTTTAGAAAAGCTCTAGGGTGAATGTTCCACTGCTTACCTCTATAGGTGCTTGTTTGGTCACTTACATCCTCACGTGTCTCTTCAGGAAATACTTTTTTGTCCCAATGAAAATCAAATTCTTCCTTGTCCTCGTAGTGTGTTTCAATAATCCATTGATGTTCGTTACCTAACAAATGTGTTTTCATCATAGCTTTGATTCCTTTGCAACTTCCTTTACAACCTCAACGTCTGCAGGTTTCTTTCGAAATTTCATAGCCCAATGTTTTGGATCTATCACTGTGTATACAAATTCTAATTGTTCATCGTTAAACTGTGCTAACATACTTTTACCACTTGGACAATTTAACATAAGCCAAGGGCTTATTTTTCCATCTTTTATATCACGTGTTACCCTGTTTAAAGTTGCATGTCTAAAGTAATCATTCCAAGGAGCTTCTTTCTCTTCACCCCATGACATCATTGTGTCAATTGATCTTTCTACCGCTGTCTCCATACTTTCTTTCAACACAAGTTCATTGACATATTTTTCATACAGCTCATCTCTACACCAATGATCAAGTTTTACTCCACAGGTTACAACCCAATCTATATAGTTTTCCATATACATAGGATTCACATTGTTTAACCAACTTCCAAATTTTACAAATGCATTGTAATATGGACTATCACAAAAATCTTTATATGTTTTTTCTGTTTTGGCTCCTGCACTCAATTTATAAAATCTTGTAAATGCATAGTATCCTAATTGCACATGTTTTTCATTTTTCTGTAAGTGTCTACGTTTCTTTTCACACATGTGTACTGAAAGTGTTTTTTCTCTAGTAAAACTAGCACCACAGTATTCACACTTGTATGGCTTAGATGTCGACACTTCGTTTATCCATCCCGTGGTCTTCTCCAAGGGCAAATAGTTCTTTTTTTGTAGATATTCTAGCAAGTAATTCTACCTCATCTTGTTTCATGTTAGGATATATTTTTTGTAAAAACTTCATAGCTTTACTATTAGATTTATTTCTATGTTTGTATCCTATCCATTCGTGATATTGTATTTTTTTCGTATTTCCAGCAGTACATAAAAGTTGCCATAGGAGTTTTTTATGCTTCTGAATATTAAAAAAGTTTTTATTGTAATATTCATTTGTTTTAAATATTGCAAGTTCTTGGCTATCTCTTGTACCTTTTTGTGAACTGACATATCTGTTTAACAAATAAAAACTTACCTGTTTCTTTTCTTCAATAGATAGCTCGTCCCAAATTTCTTTTCCGCCCATATCAACTGCGGCAAGTATATCTTTCAACGGCAATTTATTCATACCAGGCTATCCAATCACTATCATGTTTCTTTATATTATAACGCAATTCTTTAAAAAAGTCAACCACTAAATCATTCTTAAATATAACCACAGGATACCATTTTACTATTGTATTTACTGATCCCATTAATACATCCAATTCATCATCGCCAACATCTACTTTCATTAAATCAATGTATATAAAGACAAAACTGTCTAATGTTTTTTGTGTTACACTATATTGTTGTTTACCTTCGTCTGTGTACAATACTGTTTCTTTTTCAATATCTCCTAACTTGTAAGGAAACATTTTTATTGAATTTGGTATTAGTTGATTGGTTTTTGGATTAGGTTCAAAAGCATATACTCTTTCAAATTTTTCAACATATGGTAAAGTTTTATCACCATTGCCTGCGCCTATATCAATATACGTTCTAAAATGTTTTATTTTTGGCAACGCCCACTTGTTCATTCTTGTAATTCCATAAGTGAATATCTTCCTGTGTGTTTATTTCTACCCCGTTGAAATCTACTTTTGCACAACCAATAGTCCAACCTGCCTTAAGCCAACGTAACTGTTCTAATTTTTCTACACGTTCTTCCTGTGTCACTTCTAAACTTGGATACAACGATAAAGCATCAGCCCTATAACCATATATACCTAGATGCCAATCACCATAACCTGTTATTCCTCTTCCAAACCAAAGTGCTGTATCTCCTGAACGCACCATTTTCACTGTGCTAGGTTTAAGTTGTTCTTCTTCAGTCATATCTGTAAATAATGTTGTGACAGGATAATGTTTTAGATAATCAGCAACAGCATGTATCATTGCAGGTGTTACGTCTGGCATGTCACCTTGTACATTGATATAATTATCATAATCTAGATCACGTGCCGCAATAGAACAACGTTCTGTGCCGTTACTTGCATCACCCGTCATGATATGATTAGGAACTAAACTTGCTATTCTTTTACTGTCAGTAACAACATAGACATCAAAGTCTGTCTGTCTACAAGCATCAAACACTCTTTGTATTAAAGATCTCCCATCTAAGATGTGTAGCATCTTATCAGGATATCTAGTACTATGCAGTCTTGCTGGTATTAGGATAGCTGTACGCATGTATTTCCTCTACTACTTTTTTAAAGTCTTTTAAGTGTAACATATTTGGTCCATCACTAGGAGCATTGTCTGGATCACGATGTACTTCTAAGAAGAAGTTTTTGATTCCTAGTGCCGATCCTGCTCTAGCAAGTCCGGGAACGTATTCTCTGTTTCCGCCAGATGATCCACCCAAACCACCTGGTTTTTGAACCGAGTGTGTAACATCAAAAATAATATCATTATCGTAATTATTAAGCATATAGTCAAGACCGGTAAAGTCAACAACAAGTGTATTGTATCCAAAGCTAGTTCCCCTTTCAGTTATCCAAACTTCTTTAGCACCGTCTGTTTTAGACAAGATGCCTTTGATATCCCACGGAGCAAGAAACTGCCCCTTTTTTATATTTACAATTTTGCCTGTAGCACAAGCCGCCTGTACTAAATCTGTTTGCCTACATAAGAAGGCAGGTATCTGTAAAACATCTATTACATCACTATGGTTTTGGTTAATAGATTCTATTTGTTCTACAGTATGGACATCTGTAAGTATTTTTAGTGTATTGCCGTGCTTTTCTTTGATAAGATAAAAATCCTTCATTGTCTTATCAAAACCTATTCCGCGTATACCGTCCTTACTGCTTCTATTGGCTTTGTCAAAACTGGCTTTAAAATAGTAATCAAATCCGAGATCTTTACAAATCCTGTTACAATGAGAAGCTATCTCAAATGATTCGAAAATGCTTTCGTGTTGACAAGGTCCTGCTATAATTTTCAATGTGATCTCCTTCCGTCAAACACACATACAAAATATAATTCTTCATACATACCTGCATGTACTCTATGGAATACTCCATCTTCAATTAGTACAACATCGCCAGGCTGAACTTTGATAGTATCATCGTCTAATTCCATCTTACCGGTGCCTTCAATAAAATAATATACTTCTTCTTGGCCTTCATGCTTATGACCTGATGTTGATTTTCTTGGTTGCAGGCGTGTGCTACTTACTACTAAATTCTTTAGTGTTGTATTATCTTTTACAACATATCTTTCATCTTGTTTAGCAACTTCTCCGCCTATATCATTAATACTTAATCTCATTATCCACTCACGTATGGTTTGCCATCTTTGAATTTAGCATAAAAGTTTTTCTGTTCATGTATTCTTCCAAGAACATTTTGAAGTTCAATCATCTCGGCTTTCAACTGAGGAGATGTTTCTCCATTAGCAATAGCTAAACCTCTTCTACCTGCTTTTGCTCTAAGAGCTTCTTCTATGATTTCTACATCTCTTATCGATAATTTAAAAGAAGTATTTGGCTTTGTCATCTCAATTGCTCCATAGGAATATAATCTTCAATACAAACAAATCCTACTCCGGGTTCAGCAATTTCTTCTTCCCACACTCCTTCTTGCCAACATTCATGTGGATCGTGAAAGTAATCCAAAGCTGTGCCCGTAACTTCTCCAGTAGATAAAATCGTTACCATAACTAAAATATATCCTGCTATCATTCTTTTAATCCAATCATATAATAAGTGTTTCTTAATTTTTCAATTAACTTACGTAGAGTATAACTCTTTTCAGATGCCATCATGATATCTTTCCATTCGTCATAATCTATAACTCCCATAGCTTCGGCAACTGCTTTAGGTTCTCCGCCTACTACCCATCGTTCGATCATGTTATGTGGCGGATCACGATAACGAGCAAACACAACACCGTTAGCTCTTTCGTAGATTAATGCTTGGCCTGGTATGAGTTTGCTCATCCATTTTTGACCTTTGTTCCTACTGTTCGTCTTACAATGTCATTGTGGTTGAACTCTGCCCAGTACAGTTCGAAAGCAACACCATCTTCAACACCTTCAAACTGATGTATCTTTCCTGGCTTTACTTGTGTAAAGTCTCCTGCATTGAGTATAGTTTCATCAACAAGACCTTCTTGATCGTCCTGCCAAACTCTTACAATCATCTTTCCGGATTCAACAAAAAATCCATTCCATTTAAATTTATGCTCGTGTTCTGAACATTTGTATCCTTTTTTAAATTCAATTCTATGGAATTCAAGAACACCATTAGCATGTATTAACTCTGTTTGACCCCAAATTTTACCAGCTTTCATTAAAACAATTCTCCGTATTTGATAACTTCTGTTTGTCTTGTTACATCTTTTATAAAATATGCACAAAGAGGTTTTTTCTTTTCTTCTATAGGCACACTTAATAACTGTCCATTACGTACCTTAGGAAAGTACCATTTCACATCGTTATAATAATTAATTACCTTTACAGGAGTGAAATCTGGCTTGAAACTGGTGTGTGGGTTAAACAAGAACGCTTCAAATCCTCTATCTCCTATGCTTGTCAATGGTAACACTTCTATATCATTACCACTGTCGCTACAACCAACAGCAATGTTCCAATCTATTGGCATTTGTAATTCATATCCACCTACATCAAGTACAACACTTGGTGAGCTGAAAGATTCTAAAAATATCAAAGGGATAAAGAAAAAATCTGGATTAGCTGGATCTGAATTGTCTAGTACACTAAATCTAATATCTTCTTCTATTTGGTCAGGTAAAGTATTCAGATCGAGAGACTGATTCTCTAATGTTAGTATTTTCATTTTAGTTCCATTCTATCTTTTCTATCGTAAATGGGTATTCTGCCTCCTTATAAAATTTCTTTCTCTGAGTCAAGTGGCGCTTCGCAAACTTACAAGTTGACGTAAGATCCCATATCTGTACGAAGTCTTTATCTTTTGCCTTTCTAACGCCTCTGCCTATTGATTGTATTACTCTCACAAAGCTCTTTCCAGGTTCAATGAGAACAAGATTAAAAATACGAGGTATGTTAATACCAACGGCGGCCACACCATATGTCGCAATAACAACATGATTAGTACCTTCATTAATTTCATCATATGCATTTTTTCTATCTTTAAGTTTTACATCACCTTTTACAAATTGTGAATCTGGAATTAGTTTTTGTAGTTTTTCACCTGCCTGTATTCTATCTACTAGTATTAATGTGTTGCCTGATTGTTTTATTTTGTTTGCTAGTTTACCTAAATAATCTATACGTAAATCATTTGTAACTAGATATTTTAATTCTTCCTGATAGTTTGTATGAACAGGAGTATCTATTAACTGTACTATGTTAACATGACAAGCACTTAAAACACCTTTGTCTTGTAATTCTTTAGCACTAATCTGCCCTATTACTGGACCTATACTTGCATGTATGGCTTCAAATTCAAACTTCTCTTTTGGTATTGTTCCTGTCAGGCCCCAACGTATAGGAGCATATCTCATGTTACGTGTTAGTAAATTTTTTAAAACTTCTGCCTTTGCTTGGTGTACCTCATCTACTATTACAGTTGACACACCTTCTAAGAATTCAGCAAGACTCAATACATCGTCACCATACTTGTGGCGTTTATCTAATATATTAAGACTTTGCCAAGTACAGATTGTGTGAGTCTTACCAAGTTCTTTTCTATCACCGAAATACACACCAACATCCAAACCACAGTTGATATAGTCGTCCTCTGTCTGCGTGACCAGACTCTTATTGGGTACCACTACCAGGCTACGCCCGTTTGTTTCTGTGATTTTGCTCAATGTCGCAGTGATGATAGTCTTACCTGCTCCGGTTGCCACTTCTTGTAGTGCTTGTGGATTTGCCAAGAAGTTGTTGATTACCTCTACTTGATAATCACGCAATCGAATTGTTTCACCTTCAGCAGGGTGTCCTTTTGGCCAAGTCTTCTCTCCCCAAAAGTCTTCTGTTATTGCTTCAAATTTTAGATCTACTGGATGTCTTTTATCTTCAATGTCTACTATTTCGTATCCTTGCTTGTATAGTACATCATTGATAATATCGAGATGATTGACGTAACCAGAACCACCGAGACCAAAGAAAGCAACCTTGCCGTCCCATCTTCCCAGCTTATACTGTGGCATGTATCTAGCATATGGCACTTCAAACTTAAGAGCGTTAGAGAGCTTCCTCCGTACATCAACCGATACTCCTTCTAATTTTATATTTACTTCGTCTTCAATTATAAGTTTACACGATGCCATGTATTAGTTTCCTTTCAGATTTGTTCCAATAGATATTTGTGCTGACATCTTCATAAACTGCTTGAAAGTCAAACTGTTGTGTATATTGTGTCACGTTGTTAAAACTTAATCCTTTCCCGCCATAACTTAAAACCATTTTAGGAATAAAATCTGCTTTGAGTAAAGGCTTTGGTAACTTGTTGTAATTAATATACACTACTTTTGTATGTTTTGCAACCGGATTATTAAGTTTATTTTTCCATATATATTTGTTAAATGGATTGCTTTTATCATCTACTCTAAATAATACTGATATTTCATTAGGATTGAAATAATTCTTTAATATTTCATGTGTTGTTTCCAACTGTTCGAATGCTTTCTTAGAATCGATTACCAAAAGCATAGGAAGCCTTTTCAATTCAAAAACACTATCAATTATTTCTTTCAACCTATAAGTCTGCGAAGGAATAACAACTGTTGCATTGTCTCTTTTGATAATCTTTTTTGTTAAAGCAGATTTTGATTCCATACTTAAATTAACTTTTTGTATATCAAAATGTTTCAAGCCGTAAAGATGTCTTCTATCATAATATAAACATAATGTTTTGCTATTGCATTTCCCAATGTCTTTTATTAAGTATTTACAGGCTTGTTCTGGTAAATTGGATAAATTATTTTCATACACACCTGGTACATATTGTTCGCTGTTCAAATCATAATCCAAAAGCTCTTCATAAATTTCTTTTATTTCTCTATGTACAGTAAATTTTGTATCAAACTTTTTTGCAATTTGCATTAATGAAAAAATATTTTTTGGAGTAAATGCAAAATAATGAGTATGATCCTTGTAGGGGGGTTTCTGCGATAAAGGTATTGTTTGTAACTTCTGCAGTTCTGTAATCCTATCTATAATCTTTTTGCTGAATGGAAATCTAATTGCTAACCAATCTTCATCTTTATAAGTTAATATTTTTAACCAATGTGACCTATCTATTTCTCTTAAAGGCATTAATAAATTATCAATGCACGAATCTAAATCAATATTTTTCTTTTTAAATTCTTGCCTATGATTAACTAATTTGTTTTTTACTAAAACATATTGCCTATCAGTCATAGCAATACCTTTAGATAATTGTTTAGCAATACTTTTTAAAATACTTGCATCTTCACGTTTTATTATTAGACCAAAGTCCTGTTCTTTTGGAAAAGAAGGTTTTGGAATCACGATGCCAGTAAGCAAAGAAAGGCATTCTTCACAGGTCTTGGGTGTATCATTCATACCCGTATTATACTAGATTATAGATAAGATGTCAAGCGATTTAAGGGAATTCCTTGTTCTATTTCATCCAAAGTCCATTCAGTATAAGCAATATCGTTCAACCATTGTGTTCTATCAGGCATACTCGGAGAGTTGATTCTTGCTAGATCATGGTTACCTACATCGTAAGCTAAACTGTCTGGACCAACAAACACAGGTACACCCTGCATTACTGCCTGTGTTGCAGGATTACTAGACCAATTTACAACAGCGTAAGCATTAGTGCAATCAAAGTCAAAGTCGTCATAAGTTCCTTCTACATGTTTTGGGGTTTGTACTTGTACATTTTTAAATTCGTATTGTATTGCTGGAATAGGACATCGAGGATGAGGTCTTATAATAATGTTTCTATTAGTGTATTGTCTTATTAAATCTATTGACTCATACAACCAAGTTTGCACAGATTTTTGATTTCGCCATTGGTGTGATTTATTATGTTGACAAGCAATTATAATATCACCTTGTTCATTGTTAAATTGCCAAGGCTTTAAAAATAATCCAAGATCATCAGCACGAGTACTATCATTATGAAGTCCACCAAAATTAGCGTCACGATTGATTCCATTGATTGCAACTTTCCAAGTTGTACCTCGTTTCAGTCCGCCTACTTCTAATACGATTACTGGTCGGTTTTGCGATCTTGCTCTGTCCCATACAATCTTGTTTGGAGCCATGCGACCATACCATAGTACGCTCCAAATGACATGGATATCGCCATCCATATCGTTATACAAAACATCGTGACCGTTATTGTGAAGACTAGTAGCAAAGGCACTAAAAATAGGTTTAGAATTAAGTGCACCGTTCTCCGTCCATAAACTAAATTTCATTCCAGTATTTTTCATTCCTTGATTGCATCAAATCTTTTTGTAAACTGTGTCCAACATTCTTTCTATCACCTTTCATGTGATCTATCCAATTGCCCAGCACTGAATTAATAAGTGGATGTCCACCTCCACCCGTTTTTGCTGTATTAACATAAATGTCTTTACTGTAATCTAATACTTCAGGATGATATTCACGCATCTTCATAAGTATATCTCCAAAGACATAACTGTCATGCCATTCTTCTAATTGGAAAATACCATTTTCTGCATCTTCATAAACTCTTTCAAATTCTGCAAGAAAGTCTTTACAAATAGTATCATTTAAATTTAATCCGTAAAATCCACACTCAGGCCAAGTTTGAGAACCTTTTCCTCTACCAACAAATGTGATCCATTTGTTATCTGGCAGTAAAGATTTAAACTGATCATAACTCCACGGTGTGTGTATATAACTATCAGCGTCCATCCATACGCACCAATCCTTGCTTCTTTCACAAGCCGCAAATACTGAATAAACTTTGTTAGCAAATCTTATTGCGTCCCACTTGAACTTTTTATGATGATCTCTTGGACGTCGGGCCTTTATATCATCAGGTGGTATGCCGTTTGCTTTTGGTTCATTCCTCCATCTTCTCTTAAAACCCATAAGTTTAGGGAGAACAAATTCTTGACTCTCTATTGTAATTTGATCTGGATCAGGATTTACAGGATCACAATTTTCTGTAAAACAAAACATCTTAATTCTTTTGTCTACATTTTTTGCAAATGATTCTAAAAATCTTTTACCATATAATTCATATCCTTCTTTATGAAATGTTGTTACTATCTTAATATCTAATCCGTCCATGCCCATTTCCTCATGTGTGCCCAACAGCTTCCATCTTTCAGTTCATCTAATCTCCAATGGCTCATAGCTAATCGTCTTAACCAGGACTCTCTGTCATATTCATAATTTAAATTTTCTATTGTTTGTAAGTCTTTATTTGCAACTTCTGCCGCTTGACTTCTATCTGGATCAAGCACGATTACAGGTACTCCTTCTATTGCTGATACTACTCCAGGACTACTGTTATGACTTATTACACAGTAAGCATCATGTAGATCTTTTAATAAAGAAACACTTGGTGAAGAATATCTTACTTTGTGTCCTATTGCTTGTAACTGCATCATATGTTTATGATTCTTTTTATCTCCAGGATGAAATCTTATTTGTATAGGTCTGTCAGTCACACGCCTTAATGTTTGTAATAATTTGTGTAGCCATTCTATTACGGCTTCACCTTGCATACTCCATCCCATATCTCTTTGGCACGTGATTAAAATGTAATCGCCGTGACGTTTCCAAGGTTTAATTTGTATTCCCAATCTATCACGCAAAGTTGCCCATCTACTTGCATCTAGACTTGTCTTATCACAATATTCACCATTGTTAGGAAAAATACCATCATAACTATAGCGTAAGTAACCTTGGCTGTTTCCTGGATCGTAGGCTAAAAATAAATTTGCATCAGCAATTATTGTACGCCTATGCATACCTTTTTGTCCTTCTAGTACTGCTCTACGTAAATTTAAGTGGGGTACATGTTTACTACCTGGATGAACATATCCTTGTAATACACCGACGTCTGCTGGTTCATAAGCAAAAGAAGTTATAATTTGGCCTTTGTCTCCATTCTTTTGAACACCTTCTATAAAGTATTCTATAAGTTTAGGTTTTTCCGGATTCTTGTTTCCAGGAGGAATAGCCGCCATGTAAGCATTTACCTTTAATGGTCTAGTCATAAAGTTGCATCTCCTCTATCATTTTATAGGCATGGCCTGCATGAAACTCTGCTACAGTATATTGACAGTATGCGAGATAGTTTAAAAGATTTTGAAATACTCCTGCCTCAGGGTAATAAGGATTTTCTATGTCTGCAAGATTTTTGTTTGCTACAGAATCTACACAGCTAGGAGCCATTGTAAATGCTGGGATACCGTAATGCATAGCTTCTAATGCCGCCATGCTTTGATAAGTCACTACTGCGTGTATTGATTGTTTGAAACATTGTGCCGCGACAGAATGTTCCTTTATTCTATCTGGACGTAATCCTTTCTCTCTTACTATAATTGATCTGTTTGTGTATTTTTTTAATTCTGCTGTTGTTTCTTTTACCCATGTGTCTTTATCAACTCTATAAAATTGACAGGGCTTCTCTGACGGTGTTACTAATAGTATTGGACCATTTTGATCTGATGGATTTTTCCTACCAACATAAGACATATAAGGAGCACGTTGCAACAACAAATTAAATCTGTCGGGTGGCATGTTCTCTCTAATTTTTGTGTGTTGAATATTGTTTTTTACGACCCTATACCATATTTTCTTTTTCATTAAATTGCCCATGTAACCATTATCAACATAATAGAAAGGCCTGCCAGTTTCCCAACATTTCCAAATTTCCTTTCTTTTTGTCATGCTTCTAAAAGTAACAGGTATATCGTTGGGCCAAGGTGATTCGTGTAGTTTGCTTGATATATCTTTCCTATCAATGACCACTGCGTTGGTACCTACCTGCCAATGTTTTAGGATCTCATCAGATCCATCTATCATTAGCATCTTAGGGTTACTTTCCATTATTCTCCCCGTGCATCATATTGTGTAATTCATTTTTCCATAGTTGGTGGTATGTGCAATACCGATAATTTTCAAACCAAGGTCCGCCTTCTGTAAAGTGTATAGCCTTAGGTGAACCGTCTTCTGGCTCATTATACCAATCTACCAACCAATTCCATTCATGACTTACTTCACCTACTTCACTGTCATCTAACCAAGCAAATCTATGCAGATATTTTCCTGTAGTATCCGGATTATTAACAAGCTCAGTAGTAACTGCTTTATTCTTTTCGTGTCCACAATTCCATAGTACCATAGAACTCCAATTCTTTCTTGGATACAATGTTTGTTGTTGTCCGTCCATTTTAGTTCCAGGCTTGGGTGTATGATCATGATGGGCACACATTACAGCATACCTGTCATCTGCTAAATCAAATAGTTTTTGTACGTCTTCTAAAAAAATAAAATCACAATCACAAAACAAAGCCCACCCGTTAAAATTTGTAAGTTCAGGAATTAAAAATCTACTGAATGTAAATTCTGTTGAACCTAACTTATCTGTATCACGCTTATACCACCCTTGGTCCCTAAGGTCTGTCAATTTTAGTGGTATAACTTCTACGTTTTTATTTCTTGCCTCAAGACTATGTTTACAAACTTGCCAAGCAACATCTTCTCTAGTATCGTAACCTACAAATACTTTTAAACTATCTTCTTTCAATATCTTCCTCCACACAGTTCTCACCGTATTGTATTTCTACAACTTTTAACGGTTGGTCTGTTTCATTAGCCAACATGTGCCATTGTTCTTTTTTAATATGTAAGGACTTATGTTTTCCATATTTCTCAAGTGTTATATCAGTTGCTACATCTAATCCGTATACTGACGCTTCTCCTTCTGATACAAACCAATGTTCGGCTCTTTGTTTATGCCGTTGCATACTTAATTTTTTCCCTGGTTCTACAGTAAGTTCTTTTACTTTTACATGTGGACCATATTCATGCAACACTCTATAATAACCCCATTGTCTTTCAGTTTTAGGTTCTTTCCATTCCTGTAGTATCCAGCTGGATGAGTTTTGCTTTGAATCTCCTCCAACTCCAAACACAAATTCAACAAGATGATTATCGCCATACATTTTCATTTCAGGAATATTTTCTTCAGTTCTGTCGCCACCATTAGCAAAAATAATTTTTTTATTATGTGCTGATGTGCATTGTAATTTAAAAATTGCTCCACTGGCAGAGTCATCGTTATCATCAAATGATATGGTATCATCTACCATTTTAAGATTTTGAACAATTTTATGTCTTTCTTCGAACGGCATAAATGGTCTACCTTTTTTTCTAGTCAACCATTCGTCACTGTTTATACCAACAACTAGCCTATCACCTAGCTTCTTTGCTTCATTAAAAAAGTCTATATGACCTGAATGTAAGGGATCAAATCCTCCCGTAACTAAGACAATGCGTTCCATATAGATATTTATGTATGTATATAATTACGGTTTTGTGAAATGGTAAGTGTAGCTGTTAAAACCTTTGATAGGCTTACCAAATGCTTTCATTATTTCAGTTTGCATTCCGCCTATAACCTTTTTTTGAAACTTTAAATTTGTTTTTAAAAATAATTGACCTCCTGGATTCAGATGCTCAAACATGTTATCTTTCCAAAAATGCCAATCCTTTTCTTTAAATTCTCTAGTGCGTATGTCGTTAAACTGTGTGCGTAATAATGTAATTACATCATATGTGTCAGGCAATTTTACATGTTCACTAGGCATAAGTTGAAGTTCAAATAGTTTTAAATCATAATGATTATGTATCTTATATACAGGATCATCTAAACGCTTTTGTACTTCTGTGCCTGTAGCATCATGTCCTAGTGAGTTACATAATTTAACAAACTGTCCTGCACCTGTTCCTATATCAAGTATTTTACATTTATCACGTTTATTTAAATTTAAGTAATTTATAAACGCAACCTTTTCAGCAGTTTTACGATCATTAGGAGGAAAATATCCTTCCATGGCATACACCGTTTCACTATGAAACCCTGTCCAAAATTTTGTATAGTCATCAAATAAAATAGATCTTGCCCATTCGAGGTCTCCTCCTGTGCAAGTTTGTTTACTTCTATCACTTCTATATTCTAATAAATTTATCATTATTTGCTTGTAGTTGATTTAATACCTTGACATTCTGTCAAGTATGGTTTATAACATCTGATCCATGGACACAGTTGTTTACACATTATTGCATCGTTAGGCCACCAACCAATTTCATCTTGTAACTTCATTACTTGTTTAGCGGCTTCAGGATATATTACATAAGCACTATGTCCTGGTAATCCTTGTGGTACATCGTTACCTGTTAACCAAGGTACTTCATTTATTCCGTTAGTAAGTTTTGCATCATATTCTTTTGCTGAAAAGGTTGCTCCTATAGGATTATTAATACTTACAGCACCTTTTCCTGGCCACCATTCTAAAATTTTTGAGTCAAACTTTTTTATAAAAATTGCATCGTGTTCTAAAATTAAAATCGGTCTGTTTAGTGTTGCACATTTACGCCAAAGCATGTAATGACTCTGGGCCGCCGCTATGCGTTTGTTATTATCGTATGTTTTGTATGCTGATAATATCAAGCCTGTTTTAGGACACGTTGACTTTTTTCTTAATGGCCATGTGTATTTTATTTTCCACATATTTGAAGGAGTAATAGCAGGAAACTTTTCTACAGTCAAATCTGATTCGGTATCTATTATACTTTGTACGCAACGGTCAGAAAACTTTTCACTATCTTCGTGCCCTTGTATGTATATTACGTATGCTTCCATATCTTTAAAATATAACTGTCCTGTTTTTTCTTAGAACGCCAGTCGTGATGTGACACATTGTATTTTCCTATTGATTCCAAAAGTTTATGCCATTTTTCTTTGGTAAAATCATTTGCATGACTCTTGATCCATGGATTATTCATGTTCACCTTGTCTAGGTTCCAAACATCTTCTATATAATAGTTGTCAGTAAATTCAATTAGGTTTTCAAATGTTTTGCGTTGTCCATCTGGTGTATGCAGTCCGTCGTCTATTATAAAATCAAATTTTATATTTAAATTTTTAAAATACTCGTTACATTCTTTTGCTGTGCTATCTAATTTTGCATATTTTACTCTAATATTATTCAGCATTGGAAGAGCCTTAGGGGCAACTCTTTCAAATGTATCTATTGTGTAAATGTTTGCATTATTAAAATATTCTAACCATACGTTGATACTTTCACCTCTAAAGGTTCCTACTTCTAAAATATTAATTTGTTTTTTACGTAAGCGTTCAAAATCTGCTTCATACAATTCGTTGTAACTATGCCAAATTTTTTCACAACTGTGCTTTTTAAATAATTCTAACATGTTCATAGCTGTACCTCAAACTGGTCTGCATGGAAATTGTTTAGTGTGTGTCCTGTATTTTTTATAAATTGATCTACAGCATCTCTAACACCTATTTTCTTAGGCCCATAATCATCTCCTAGGAGTTTGCCTCCAGGTTTAATAAATCTTATAGCATTAGTCAGATCGTGTAAACATCCTTCGTAGGCATGACTGGCATCCACATATATCCAATCTAGTTGTTCAGTAAATGTATCAAACCATTTTGCTGTTGACATGCGATGAATAGTAACAGGCCTACCGTAAAACTTTGTTTTTACACCTTCGTATATCTTATCATAATACCTTATGAATCCTTCTGTAGTTGCTTCGCCTGTTAGCTTTGAATATCTTTCAAGATATTCTTCATATCCACCAAACTCGTTTGATCCGTCAAACACTTCAGGTGCCCATGCATCTACTAAATGAATATGTCTTGCCCTTTTAAGAAATTTTAGAGAACTTTCACCCTTCCAAACCCCAAGCTCTGCGCCAACACTATACTCAGGTATGCGTTTCCAGGTTTCGTCCGTACCTGGATTTTTGCCAAACATCATAATTTAATTTCCTTCGTATTATTTAATCTCTTGAGCAAAACCATGTACGCTTGAATGAATGTCATTATAAGGTTCGGAAAGTATTTGATACCATCCCCATTGTGCAGGAGCTAACCTACCTTCACGCATCATTTTTCTGACTAGAGAATGATCAAAATGCTTACGATGATGTATAATAAATGTGCTAGGCAAGAAACCAAACCAATCATCTTCTGGATTATTGTTTGCTATTTCTTCTACCTTTCCTTTTCCGAATTCTGGACCTCTATTCTCACGGCACATAAAACCAACAGGACCTTTTTCATATGCTTTCCTAATCCAATGGTTCAAATCAACTTGCCTGTCTATTTGTGTGTTCCAATCGACTCTTACTATTAAATCAAATCTTGGCGGAATTTTTTTTAAACAATCACTATGTGACATTATAGGAACTAAACCATAATATAAATTATCCCATTGTAATTTTTTATCTTTGTATTTTTGAAACTTACCATGTTTAATATTTGGTGCTTCCATAGGATGATAATGCCATTTTGGATAATGCATCGTAAAAAGATTATCGTGCAAGTGCATAGGTATTAGATTTGTTTTGTTTGTAAATGTATGAAAATATATATTTGATCCAGGTAGCTGTTGTTGTAATTGAGCAACAATATTAGATTGTTTATCATTTACTCCTGTAATACATACTGCTATTTGCATTATAATTTAAACCATTTTTTAATATTGTGTGCAAAAAGTTTATGGCTTCCTATTCCTGGATGTGGGTTAGGGTAATCCAAAGCGTCATCTATATGAAAATCTTTTTTAAAGTTAAAAGTTTTTATTTTTACACTAGAC